ACACTAAGTGGTGGTAAAGACTCAACAGCTATGTGTGATTTACTTTTAAAGAATAGTTATCCAGTTGATTATATTGTTTTTAATGATACTTTAGATGAATATGAAGAAATGTATAAATATTTAGAAAAGCTAAAAGTTTATTTCAAATCAAGATATAACAAAGAGATAACAGTTACTAAACCATCAAAAACGTATAGAGAATATATTTTTCATACAAAAACAAAAGGCGATTTAAAAGGTCAAATATCTGGACTACCTAATCCAACACAAGGTTTTTGCGAATGGAGAGGGATAGCAAAAAGAGACGCTTTAAATAAATTTCTTAAACCGCTTGATGAATATAAGATATATATGGGAATTACAACTTCTGAACAACATAGAACAAATAGGGAAGATGAACATTTTTTATACCCACTTATTGATAATTTTAAAATGAGCGAAAAGGATTGTCAAGAATATTTAGTGAATCAAGAGATGGAAAATCCATTATATAAGCATTTTACTAGAACTGGTTGTGCTAAGTGTCAATTTAAAAGTGAAAAAGATTGGTTTCAAACTTGGAAATATTACCCAGAAGAATGGAATAGTCTTAAAAATATAGAAAGGGAAGTAAATACTCTTAATAATGTTACTTCTAAAAATATATTTACAGAGTTTAGGAGTTGTGATGATATGGAATCAAAATTCAAAAAAGCAGAAAGACAAGGCTCACTATTTGATTTTAGTGATGAACCTTTAAAAGACTGCTTTTGTAAGATATAAATAACAAAGATAATTAACCCCTCTTTGTTATTCTTGACTAGCTAGATACTCAGCTTCTTGTTTTAAGTCTAAGTATTCGTGAAAGTCGTAAAAATCGTCTATATCGTAGATAGTTCTTAAATCGTGCAATGTTACTTTTAAATTACTATCTACTATTCTAAATACAGATAAGTCTATATTAAGCTTTCTATCTTCGTAGTTGCCTTGTTCTTGTTTAGTTTCGACTTCACATCGTTTATAAACTTCCCCAAGTTCAATTTAATAACCTCAATAGCAATTTCATACATATCCATAATTTCTAAATTGTTTACAACTAACGGAACTTCCGCTGTAGTGCTATCATCAGCTTTTTTAACTTGCATAATGTTTTTACTTAATAAATCAATGATTAAATTAACATATTTATCTTCATCAACTCTTTCAACTGCTTGTGCTAATTTTCCGACTAATGAAGCTACATCTTGTTCCATAACCTTACTCATTTCATCTTTAGAAATATTATCTATTCCACCTAATGCACTTGCTAAAACTTTTGTAACTCTAACTTTTAATTTTAATCCATCTATTGCATTAAGCTTTGTTAAAATATACTTTTTATTGTTTACTATAATCTCTTGTGTTTTCATTTATATTCCACCCTCGCCATTTACTTTATCTTTTCCATATATCATATTATTTCCCTTATTGTTAAGACTAGAACAAATCTAGTCTATTAAATATACTGATGAATCTCCGTGTAAAATCCATTCCATATCGTTTTGATTTCTACCTCTTGTAACAGTTGGCGTTTTTGAAATCCAAGCGTTTTTAACGATGTACGACTCTCCTGCTGTTGTATCTGTATAGATAAAAGGTAATACACCTGTACCAGTTTCATCATCAAGGATTTTAATACTATTTAGAATAGCATTTGAAGCACTTGATTGTAACAGTTTTATTGTGATAGTTACAGATTTATCATTTACTTGTGTACGAATAACCTCGCCTTTAGCACCTACTGTTTTAGTAAATCTATCCGCTGATTCTTCAATTACTAGGCAGTCGTCGCCATCCGCCCATCCCTCAATTTCGTTAATACCAAAAATAGCGTTTACATTTTTAAATGAATATGACCCAAACATTATACTCTTACCTTTCCTCTAACGATTACTTTTCCGATAGCACCTGCAAGACTTGCTTCAAAATCTACATCTCGTAAGATTCTATCATCTCTGTCTTCTGTTGTTGTATCTGCTCGTTTAGGAACTGTTATAACAATTGTTCCATCTACTAAAATACCTTGTGTTACTCCAAAAGTTTCTAATAAGTTAGATAACCTATTATTTACCATTGCTATACCTGCATCCGTAAAAGGTACTTTACTTCCTGCTTCTGATTTTTCCAATAGAAGTGACATAAGTCCCTCTTCTGTTCTAGCTTGTAAAAAATCAATAGAACGGATAATATCAAACCATTCGCCCTCTCTATCGATGTTTTTACCACCAACCATAATACCTGGATAGAAAAACACTTGACCTGCAAGTCCAACTGTAGTATTTCCATTGTTTGCAAAAAGATTATCTTTTTGAGGTTCTGTAATACTTGCAGCAGGAATAAAATCAGCACCATCTGCAGCACCTGCTAAGATATGATAAGCCATTTGTGATTTACCAGGATCGATTGGTAAAAATTCACCTAGTATTGCCCAAGATGTATATTTAGTTACATCATCGTGTTGTATTACCATAGACCTTTTATAACCGCTAGTTTCTTTGTTCTTTAATTTATACATCAAAGTAGTATCTTCATCTAATATAAGATTGTTTGCGTTGTTAGAGTCAAAAACTGCAACTTTTCTCATACCCTCAATCTCAGTTGCTAATAGCTCTAAATTTGTTTCATCTGTTCTAAGTGACGCTGTAATACCTAGTACATACCATTCATTATTAGTATCAATGATAGCTTGTAATGCGTCTGTAATAGTTTCAGCACCTGCTTTATCCCAAACACCAATTAAGAGCTTTTCAGGTTGTCGCTTGTTTTCTGCTTGTTGGCTAAAATAAGCTCGTGCTGCTTTGTATTCATCAGTCGTATCTGCGTAATCAGTTTCAACCGCTGGTAAACTTAAATACTCTTTTACTCTTGTAGTTGTTGTAATTACCGCAACATCATCAGTAAGTAGAAGAGGAACACCAAATCCTGCTGCACTTAATAAAGCTGTTTCTTTAGTAATCACGACATCGACATATCGTTTAAATGGATTCGCCATTGTTTTATCCTTTTTGTTTTTTTAATTATATCTTTTATTTAGCTTTCTGTTTTTCACTAAGGTATTTGATAAGCTGTACCAAATCCAACACCAGCTAGTTTCTCAATAGATTCTACATTCTTAGTTTCTTCATCGTTTACATATACAAAAAAGTCACATTGCTTTCTTTCTTCCCATTTATCACGAACTAATTCAGGCAAATCAATAACCTCTCCACTTTCAATAATTCCGATATTTTTAGATTGAAAATAAATCTGTGTATCAATTCTATTAAATGAGCTTGTTAATTTAGCCATTTGATTCTGCACTGTTTCTGCACCATCTCGGAAAATATTAACACCGATTCTTATTTTACGAACACCTGTATAATTCAGATTAACTGTGTCTAAAGGTGCAGCGGTTGCGTTATATGTATCGTGTCCGATTACTTGTGCATCATATATCTTTACTGTTGCATATTGACCTATGGGGCGTGGGTTGTTATCGTTTTGAGATATTACGAATCCTCCACCGAGTCCAGTAGCTGAACGAACCCATTGTTTTAAATTATTTTCTATTAATGTATAATCTATCATTGTTTAATTCCTATTGCACGAAAATAATTCCCTAAATTCTTCCTATTGTGTACACTTGATATTTCCCATTCATCGCCACCAAATACTATTATATCCGCGTTAGTTTGCAGCACTTCATCTGAAGTTTTCAATTCAGTTGTAGTATGAAATTTAAAAGTTTCTTTAGTTCTAACCGCTTCGGGTAGTGCTAGTCTTTCATCTGCTGTTAATGATTGTGCTACTACTTGTATTGTCGTTTCTGTTGGTGCTGGAGTTATCCAATAACCGTTTCCATCTCTTGACCCTGCTGTTTTTCTTTTTAGTATTGCATCTTCTAAAAAGTCGTCAAAGGCATCTGTAACATCTAACATATATTATCCTTTATCATTTGGCTACTTCCCAAGTCACAGAACCTCTCAGTTGTCCACTATCTATTAGGGGGCGACTACTTCCTTTTAATGCGATTGTAGTTGCACTATTAGCTTCCCAGTCATTATTAGTAAATGATTTTTTAATAACTGTTTGTCCCCATACTCCAAGTTTCTCAATAGCATCATCTGTTGTTGTTTTACCGTTTAAAATATTGATTCCTTGATTCTTAACGAATTTAAAATAATCAGCTTTTGCATTATCTAAAGGAACGCGGATAAAACTTCTTTCAGGAATGTTTTTTGATGGACTTCCGAACTCTTGAATTGCTCCAATTTCAATAAGGCTTACACCATCTTTATTTGCAGGAGTTCCTTTTGGTAATCCAACTTTGACTTTTACATCTTTGAGTTGTTTTTTAAGTGTCTTTAATCCACTCATATCAACTTTAGTTTTAAACAAGACTAGCCCCACGACCTACATTTTTTCTTCTTGCTAGGTCTAAGTATCGTTTACCATAAGAAGTAGAAGAGTAATAGTCTTCTGTGCTGTTTTCTGAAGCTTTATTGTTGTAGCTTACGCTTACACCCTCTACTGATTTAGAAGCTATCTGTGCTGTTCCGTTGCTGTTTCCGCTTGATGTTTTAATTGATACCGCTAATTCGTGAGCTGTTAAGTAGTATATTCCTATGTCTCGAACATTTCCCCAGCTTTCGGGCACCATTGATTCGGAATCATCTAAGAATAATTGAACTCTTGCATCTGTAGCAATAGGTTCATTAAATTCAGGAAACCTTATCCTAAAGTCTGTAATATTTGCCATTAATATCTCTTTTTTATTTATATTATATCAGCTTTTAAGGTTGTGGATTATTGGAGTGAGTAGAATAAAATAAGGAAATTAATCCTTATTTTTCTTATGTTGTTGGAGCTTGTTTCGTAGTAGGCATCACAACTGTAAAGTCTTTATTCTTTACATATTGTGCAAACCCTTTGTGTTTATTTAATGTATCTGCATCTTTTTTATTAAATACATTCTCATCCGGCTTAACTTCAATTTTGCCAAACTTTACGAATCTTGGTAAGTTGTTCGTTACTTTCATTTATATCTCCTCTAAGACTACGCGTTAATTTCGTAGTCTAAGTATTTAAATGCAGATGGATACTTAATCCAAACACCACCAAGTTTTGCAACTGTAGGAACTTTAAAACTATTATCTTTCATTTGAGTTGGTCTAAATTCAATAGGTAAAACCTCATTAAACTTAACTCTTCTTGGTGTTCTATCATACCAAATAGCTCTTACTATATTAGCTGCTCCTGCTGTTTCTAGTTCATTTGCAACAATAACATCATTCATTGTAAGTCTTGAATTTTTTAAGATTCTTTCAAGTAATGTTTCAGTTGTTACCCCTGCTACTACAGCGAAAGGAGTTTGATCTAAATATAAATAAGAAGCTGTTGATAAAGCTAAAGTATTTGCTTTTACTTTTTGCTTAGAATTAGTATAAATATCATTGTAACCAATCATAAAAAAGTCTACTTGTTCTTGTGCTGTAAAAGAATCCAGTGCTGCACCTGCTTCTGTTGTTGCAACATCTACATTTGCATTATTTGCTAAACCAGTTAAATTAATATCAGATTGACCTATCCAAATTAATCTGTTTACCATTTCTTCATAAGCTTCAATAGTAACTTCTGCTTTCATTGAGTCAAGGTTCATATTAGCTTGTTCTGCTGCCCATAATTCTTCAATATCATATTCAAAACCACTTTCAGAAAAGAATACAGGAGCTTCAACAAATTTACCTGATAAGTCTATAAGGTTGTAATCTTCTGCTTTATTAGCTCTAAGCTTCATTACTCCAACTTTATCTAAAACATATTGTCTTACAGTTGTCGTACCTCTTGACCCCTCTGATACAGTTTGCACCGCTTGTCTACCAGTAAGTTCTCCGTATTCTATCTTCTCAATTTCGCCTAATACGAATCTTCTTTGTTCTTCAAAAAATAGTGCTTCGTTCATCTATAAACTCCTTAATATATTGTTGGTAGTATAATTTCTACTAACTCGCCTGCACCTGCACTTGCGTTAAATCTTGCACCTGTGATTGCATCTGCTGTTGCTGTATCTGCATCATTTCTAAATGCACCAATAACTGTGTTTCCACCACTTGCTGTATGTCTAAAGAATACGGGAGCATCTTTAGTAACTGCCACTTCTGTTTTAACAATAATTGTTCCGAAGTTTCTCAATGTCACGAAAGTATCTTGTAAATATTCTCCTACATTTGAATCATTATTATTGATATTTAGATTT